CAGAGAGCATTTGATTCAAGAACTCATGCTAATTCTGCATACGGACAAGCAAATACTGCTGACCAGAAAGCTGTAAGTGCTGGAGTATATGCTAACGCTGCATATACATTAGCTAATACTGTTGCATCTGGATCAGTTGATGGATATGCTAGACCACATGCTAATGCATCTTATGATACAGCAAATTCGGCATCGTCTTATGCAAACTCAGCATACGGTCAAGCAAATACTGCAAATACTAATGCTGCAACAGCTGACCAGAAAGCTGTAACATCTGGATCATACGCTAATTCTGCTTACAGTACAGCTAACGGCGCATCTGAAACTTCTGTAAGATCAGGAATTTATGCAAATGGTGCTTTCGATTCGGCTAACTCAGCATCAAGTTATGCTAACTCAGCTTTTGCTGCCGCTAACAATGCTGTTGATACTTGGGTAAGAGATGCGGCAAATTCAGCATCAAGCTATGCTAACTCTGCATACGCTTCATCTAATACAAAGTATTCATCCTCTGGTGGTACAATATCCGGTAATGTTGTAATTACTGGAAATCTAACAGTAAGTGGAACTCAAACTATTATTAATACCGAAACATTGAATGTAGCGGATAATTTAATAGATTTGAATAGTAATTTCACCACAGGCACTCCAACAGAAAATGCTGGTATCAGAGTTATTCGTGGTGATGAAGCACCTATTCAATTTAGATGGAATGAAACTTCGAAATATTGGCAGTTTACAAATGATGGTTCTAATTATAGTAATCTAGCCTCATCAGCAGCAGAGTCTTATGCTAACTCAGCATTTGCTGCTGCTAACAATGCAACTGATACTTGGGTAAGAAGTGCGGCGAATGCTGCTTCCAGTTATGCTAACTCTGGTTACGGTGTTGCTAATTCAGCATCGAGTTATGCCAATGGTGCCTTTGTTGCTGCTAATACAGCAGACCAGAAAGCTGTTACTTCAGGATCTTATGCTAACTCAGGTTATACAGCAGCCAATTCTGCTTCTGTTTATGCTAATGCGGCATTTGCAGCTGCTAACAACGCTGTTGATACTTGGGTTAGAGATGCTTCTAATTCAGCATCTAGTTACGCTAATTCTGGTTATGTTGTTGCTAATACCGCCAATATAAATTCTATAAGTGCAGGAAGTTATGCGAATGGTGGATTTGTTGCTGCAAACACGGCAGATCAAAAGGCCGTAAGTGCTGGTGTATATGCTAATGCGGCCTTTGCTGCTGCTAACACTGGTGGTTCTGCTACAGATTCATATGCTAGAAATCATGCAAATAGTAGTTATGTACAAGCCAACGCTGCGTTTAATTTTGCTAATACATTGATTGGATCTTCTTTACCATTAACAATTTATATTGATTCGTTTACAGGTAATGGTTCTTGTACTGAGTTTACTTTAGTAAATACTCCTTCTAATGAAAACTTAACATTAATTAGTATTTCTGGTTTAGTTCAGTCTAAAAATAATTACAGTTTAAGTGGAAATGCAATAACTTTCTTAACGGCTCCACCAGCCAACTCAAAAATTGAAGTTAGTACTTTTGCAGGTGGTGGCGCAGGCGAAAGTGGTTCATACGCTAATTCAGCATATGGTGCAGCTAACTCAGCAGCGTCTTATGCAAATGGTGCTTTTGCTGCTGCTAATAATGCAACTGACACTTGGGTTAGAAATGCTGCTAATGCTGCATCTAGTTATGCTAATTCGGCATATGCAGCCGCTAATAATGCTGTCGATACCTGGGTTAGAGATGCTGCCAATTCAGCAAGTTCTTACGCTAACTCAGGATATACTCAAGCAAATACTGCTAATACGAATGCAGCATCAGCAGATCAAAGAGCAGTAACTTCTGGTGTTTATGCTAACTCAGCCTATGCAACTGCTAATACGTCAGATCAAAGAGCTGTAACAAGTGGTAGTTATGCTAATTCAGCATATGGTCAAGCGAATACTGCTACGACTAATGCAGCAACTGCGGATCAAAAGGCAGTAAGTGCTGGAGATTACGCCAACTCTGCTTATGTTCAGGCTAATACCGCAAACACCAATGCAGCAACAGCAGACCAAAAGGCAGTAACATCTGGTTCATATGCTAACTCAGCTTACGGCCAGGCAAACACTGCCACAACAAATGCATCCACTGCCGATCAGAAAGCAGTAAGTGCCGGTTCGTATGCTAATTCAGCATTTGCTAGAGCTAATAATTCATTAAATGTTTCTGCTGGTGGAACAATAACTGGTGATGTTACAATTACTGGTAATTTGGATGTTACAGGATGTACTACAACATTTACTGTATCTTCTCTAAGAACATCTGACCATATCATAGATGTTGGATTTGGAACTACTGGAACACCAACACAAAACGCTGGTATTAGAATATTGAGAGGTGATAGTAATCCAGTCCAAATCAGATGGATAGAATCTGCTGGTACATGGGATTATACCAATGACGGCACAAATTACATAGTACTTGGTGCTGCATCTGACGGTGTTTATGCTAATGCTGCCTTTGCAGCTGCTAATACAGTCTATTTACCATCTGTCACTCGTTTAAATGTAACTAATTCTGGTTCTTCAAGTTTCCTTTTTGATCAATATCAAGGAGATAATCCTAATATATTCATTCAGGCCGGCGAAACAATTGCTTTCAGTTTAAATGTAACTGGTCATCCATTTTTAATTAGAGTTTCAAGTGGTGGAACAAATTATAGTAATGGATTAGTTCACGTTGCAACTGATGGTACAGTTAGTACAGGGTCTAGTGCTCAAGGTAAAGAAACAGGTACTGTTTATTGGAAAGTTCCATCAGAATTAGGTGGTAACACATATGTGTATCAATGTCAAGTTCATGGTGGAATGGTTGGTAATATCACCATTGAATCTCGGGGTCAAGCTAATTCGGCAGCATCTTATGCGAACAGTGCTTTTGCAGCTGCTAATAACGCTGTTGATACTTGGGTAAGAGATGCGTCAAATTCTGCTTCCAGTTACGCCAATTCTGGATATGCAGCAGCTAATACCGCAGACCAGAAAGCTGTAAGTGCTGGTGCTTATGCTAATGCTGCCTTCGCTGCTGCAAATACTGGCGGTGGTTCTGGAACAGATTCTTATGCTAGAGATACTGCCAATTCAGCTGCAATATATGCTAATGCGGCATTTACTGCTGCGAATACTGGTGGCGGAGGAGGTGGAGGCGTAGGACAATATGCATCGACAATGAAAGTTGATTCTTTTACAGGAACAGGTGCATGTACTCAATTCACATTAACACAAGAACCAAGTGGTGAAGATTACACAATCGTTTCTATCAATGGTATTCTACAGCACAAGGCTGCATATAGTTTAGCAGGTTCACAAATAACATTCTCAGAAGCACCAGAAAGTGGTGTTGCAATTGATGTTGTTTCTTTAGTAAATAAAGTTGTTGGTGGTTCTGCTGAAATCTTTGTGGACAACTTTACAGGTAATGGTACAAATACATCGTTCACACTAAGTACAACACCTGCATCCGAAAATTACGTTACTGTAGTGTTTGATGGTGTGACTCAATTACGTTCTTCATACACTGTAACTGGAACAACAATTACATTCGATGAAGCTCCACCGAATACTGCAAATATTGAAGTTACAATTCAGAAGAATGTTGTCGGTACATTCATAAATAGAAACTATACAGGAAACGGGTCTAATACTAATTTCACTGTAACTGATGGTGTTTCGGCAAACAGTGTACTTGTTTTCCAAAACGGTATTGCACAAAGACCAATAACAGATTATACTGTTTCTGGAAACACATTAACATTCTTAACTGCACCAACAAACGGTGAAGTTGTACAGATTAGAGAATTGACTGGTGATCCAGGCGCAGCAACTACAGCAAATACTAATGCTATAAGTGCGGGTTCTTATGCAAATGGAGCTTTCGCAAAGGCAAATACGGCAGCAACAACAGGTAAATCTATTGCGATGGCAATAGTATTCGGAGGATAATTTAAATGGCAGCACCAAATATTGTTAATGTATCTCAAATTAATGCTAATACAAATTTAGCCAATGTAACTACATCTTTACAAAATGTGGTCACAAATTCCGCAAGTAGTGGTAAAGTTTACAAAGTAAATAATGTTGTTTTAACAAATTATAGTGCGTCTATTGTTACTGCAAATGTAATTTTTAATAGAAGTTCAGCTAGTCCTGCTTCATATTTTATAGTCGGAAATATTTCTGTTCCTAATACATCAACTTTAGTTGTTACAGGTAAAGACACTTCTTTTTATATGGAAGAAGGAGATGTTTTACAAATGAACACCTCTGCAAACAGTTCTATTCATGCTATAGTGTCTTATGAGGTTATAAGTTAATGCCTAGGCAGCGTTCTAATTTTGGTATTATAGGGCGTGAGCAAACAGTTAGCTCAACTTCTAATGGCCGTCTTTTCACTGTTACTGATGCTCAAGTAGCTAAAGGATCAGATAAATGGCCAAATTATTTGCCTGGAATTCTAGTTCAGTACTTAGTAGTTGCGGGTGGAGGTAGCGGAGGTAGAGGACAATCTGGTGGCGGTGGTGCTGGTGGTTACAGAACTAATGTTACTGGTGAAAATTCTGGTGGTGGATCACCCGCAGAATTTTCTTTTGTTGCTAGTTTCAATACTTCTTATAATATAACAGTTGGTGCCGGAGGAACATCACAAACAGTTGTGGACGTTCAAGGTAATAATGGAAGTAACTCAAGTTTTGATAGTATAACTTCTATCGGTGGTGGTGGCGGTGGCGCATATGGAACACCTGCTGGTAAAAATGGAGGTTCAGGTGGAGGACAAGGAAATAACGTTCCTGGTTCTGGAGGAAACGGAACTTCAGGCCAAGGATATAACGGCGGTAATGTATCCGCTTATTCTGCTCCTTATCGAGGTGCTGGAGGTGGCGGCGCCGGCGCCGTAGGTGCCGATGGTTATACTGGTACTGGTAATGGTGGCACAGGAGTTTCTTCATCTATTACCGGAAGTTCAGTGACTAGAGCAGGTGGTGGAGGAGGAGGTATATATGGTAGCAGTTCTCCTGCAGCGGGCGGCGCAGGCGGGGGAGGTGCTGGCACTGGCTCAGGTAACGGCGGCGATGGCACCAACAACACCGGCGGTGGAGGTGGAGGAACTACTTACCCAGGAGGAAACTCTGGCGCTGGTGGTTCTGGTATTGTAATTATTCGTTATCCCGACACATCAGCTAATGCTATTTCAACAACTGGTTCTCCAACATTAACAATTACTGGCGGTTATAGAATATATACTTTCACAGGTTCAGGTTCAATTACCTTTCCAACATCATAGTTAAAACATTAGATGGCATAAATAGTCTGTAAAAGGAGAATTTATGGCATCCCCAGCAACTAGAACTCAATTCAAAGATTATTGTCTAAGAAGATTAGGTTGGCCAGTCATTAATATTAATGTTGATGATGAGCAAATAGAAGATCGAATTGATGACGCTCTACAATTTTTTCACGATTACCATTTTAATGGTTGTGAAAAGTTGTACATGAAGCATAAAATTACCCAAGAAGATATTGATCGCCGTTGGATTTATTGTCCTGATGCAGTAATATTTGTTACAGGTGTAATGCCTTTTGATGCTTCGAACTCTTCAATCAATATGTTTGATTTAAGATATCAACTTAGATTGCATGATCTTTATGACTTTACTTCCGTTTCATATGTTTCGTATGAAATCACAATGCAACACATTCGAACTTTGAATTTGTTGTTCTCTGGTACTCCTCAATTTAGATTCAATCGACACCAAAATAAAGTTTTTCTTGATATTAACTGGGAAAGTGATGTAAAACCAGGTGAATATGTTGTTATCGAGTGTTATAGGAAAATGGATCCTGATACTTTAACTTTGAGTGGTACACTTACTGGAAATACAAGTTCGAATACTGTTATAGGAACAAATACAATTTTTGACCAAGAAGTAGTGGAAAATGATTTTATTACTTTATCGAATGGACAATCAATTCAAATTAGAAAAATTAATACACCGACTGAAATAGAATTAACAAAACCTTTAACTGCAAACGTAACTAATGTAACGATGACCAAACCTGGAATTTCTGACGTTTGGGACGATAGATTTTTAAAGAAGTATGCGACAGCTCTCATAAAAAGACAGTGGGGAGAAAACATGAAAAAATTTGGTGGCATACAAATGCCAGGTGGGGTTACCTTAAATGGAAAAGAAATATATGATGAAGCTGTCGAAGAAATTTCTAGAATAGAAGAAGATTTACAACAATACAATGTTCTACCTAGCGACTTTATAATGGGTTAATTGTGGCTACAAATTTTTATTTCCAACCATTCCCACAAGATCAAATAACCAATGAACAACTTTTAGTTGAAGATTTGGTTATTGAGGCTTTGGGAATTTATGGTATGGATGTTTATTATCTACCAAGAACTTCCAGAGATCCAAACGGTATCGATAAACTGTATGGTGAAGATACTTTAAAACAATATGTTTCTGCACATCCAATTGAAGTTTATTTGGAAAATATTACTGGTATGGATGGTGAGCAAGACTTCATTTCAAAATTTGGTTTAGAAATTCGTGATGAAATTACATTCTTAGTTTCTCGCCGTAGATTTAAATATGCGGTAGGGTCAACAAACTTTAATCGTCCAAGAATTGGTGACATTGTTGCAACAGAAAATCAAGCACCAACAAGACCTAGAGAAGGTGATTTAATTTACGTTCCTCTATTAAGAGGTTTTTTTGAAATTACTTTCGTTGAACATGAAAATGACCAAGCAATGTATTACACATTAGGTCGCGGCAGAGGCGGCAACGTTTATGTTTATGCTCTTCGTTTGAAACAATATGTTTTTTCAGAAGAAATTATATCGACCGGTAAACAAGAAATTGATGATGATGCATTTGAGTATTATAGAAAAACTAGATTGTCTGTACCTGTATCCGGAACAGGAACTTTCGTTAAAGGTGAAATTGTTTACCAAGGTAATAGTTTGGCCAATTCAACAGCGCAGGCTATAGTTCATACTTGGAATGCCGCTCGTCATGTTGATGTTGTTCAGATACAAGGAACATTTATTTCTGGACAAAGTTTAAAAGGTAATACAAGTAATGCTATTTGGACTATGGATGAACCAGAGAATAATTTGATAACTACAGATAACGCATTTGAAGATGCACAAGACAACTTTGTAATTGAAACAGAATCAGATTCAATCATTGACTTTACGGAAGCTAATCCGTTTGGAGAACCGTAATGTTAAATAGTCAACACTTCTATAATAGAACAATAAGAAAAATTGTTGTTGCTTTTGGCACATTGTTTAATGACATAGAAATCATTAGATATACCAAAAATATGTCGCAAGCAAAAGAAAGATTTAGAGTACCTTTGCATTATGGTTCAAAAGAAAAATATGTAACTAGATTACTATCCGATCCAAATTTAATTAAGAGTATTAGTGTAACCGTTCCTAGAATGTCGTTTGAACTTACAAGTATGAGTTACGATGTTTCTAGAAAACAACAATCATTATTAAGAAATTTTTCAGCAAACAATTCAACAAGGTTGAATACACAGTTTGCTCCTGTACCATATAACTTTGATTTTTCAATGTCAATTTATGTAAGAAATACAGAAGATGGTACACAAATATTAGAACAAATATTACCATTTTTTACACCAGATTTTAATGTTACAGTAGATTTTATACCTGGCATGGATCAAAAATATGATTTACCAATTATATTAAACTCGGTAAATACAACAACTGAATACGAAGGTGATTTCTCTTCAACAAGATATATCACTTGGGATTTAGAATTTACGGCAAAAGGATATATTTGGCCAGCAGTTAAGACTGCTAAGTACATCAGACAGGCAAATACAAACATTTATCTTTCTGAAGATCCAACTAATTATTCTAACACAGTCAATTCGTCAATATCTGAGACTAAGACAACACCAAATCCAATAACTGCGGAACCAGATGACGAATTTGGTTTTTCAGAAGAGTTTATTAACCCACTAGAACCAGCGTCAATTTTAATTTTGACTGAAGATGGTTTTGAAATTATAACAGAAGATTCCAGATTTAAACTAGAGGCTTAAATGGCAAACAAAAAAATATCAGAACTAACTCTATTAGATACTGTTAGTGCAAATTTACAACTAACGGTACTTCCAGTTTTAGATACTTCAAGTGGTACTACAAGAAAAGTAACACTTCAACAATTAAATGATTCTATTGAAGCAAATATTCCTTTTGCTGCGGCCGC